CGTGCGTGCCATCGTCTGCCAATTGATTCTGCATCTGTTCTAACTCATCTTCGTCTTTGGCCAATATTTCAATTGTCTTCTGATCAATAATAGATTTAACATTTGGAGTGGCTGTGGCTGAGTCCCTCTGGGCACTCGCCGCCTTGTTGATTATGTCCATGTCCAGGTTCTTGTCTCTGATGTGGAATGCCATAGGATATTTGATCTCTCCGTCCCAGGCCTCGCCTTGCCATAGACCAAACAGTCTGAATATCTGTTCTTCCGCCAATTCTAGGTTCTTGGCCTTCTCACACAGTTTGGCGTCAAGCATAAGGAATTCTGATTGCATAGCAACACCGGACATCTGTCTGGTCTCAATGGCCCTGATCGAACCCATGTGTGCCATCCTGTCAATTGACTTCACAGTCTCGTCCATGGTTTTAAGTATTGCTTCAAGATTACCACCATTCGGTTGTAGTAGATATGGTTTGAGTGCTGGGTCCAACTCCTCCGGCATGTCTATGATGGCACCCGCTCCCGCCTGTGCTGAAACTGATCTGGTCTTGACCAGACTTGGATGATTGGTCAGTGATATAAGTTGTTCTGCCTCTGAATAACAGTTGCCCAGGAATCTCTGTGCCTGTGCTATTGAATCAATGTCTGAAACACCGATGCCCTTGATTGGTCCCCTGTTGGCGTAGGCCCACACCGCTGGAACCTTGCCCAGTAGGTTTGGTCTCGACTCAACGATCTTCATTGGATCCTTGGCATCACTGCCGTTGTATGAGTATAATTCTATGGCGTCTGGCGTCCACTTCCTGATGTAGAACTCGCCAGCCCTCTGGTAAGGTCTCTCGTCCTGTTCCAGCAACATAAGTTCAGTCAATTCATAGTGTCCGTTTGGTTGTCTCACGAATCTCCAGTTCAGGATGTTCTCTGGTGTGTAGATTGTGGCGTAAGGTCTGATGCCCTGTGCCAGTTCATCAGCACGTGTGCCCACAACGGTCTCTGGACGATCGATCAATACACAGACGTGTCCGTAGATTGAACTCTGTATGTTGACCTCACGCATGAATGAATCCCAACTCCTGCCATCCATGTCACAGTCTTTCAAGAACTGCTCCAGCTCTGGTGAGTTGTCTAGGTTTCCAAAATCCCGTTTAGGCTCTTGCCTGTATAGGAATGAATTATATGTGTGTATTATGGATCGGCAGTGATTGTCTTCCGCCGCGTGTGATAATCTGGTTAGGTATTCGCCCTCGTTCTCGTATTGGTATCTCTTCAGATACATCCCCCTCTTGTATTCAGCACCACCCAGGTAACTCCGCTTGAGGAACTTCCAGTGGTTGATGTATGCGTCGTAGTCTTGGTGGACTGGTAATTGTATGTTCTGTCCTGATGCGTCTGTGAATGATGTTCCGGTCAAACCGTAGATGTCTTGTGCCATTATCTGATTGCTCCTACTTTGATGCCAAACCTCTCAGGTGCCTGTTGCTCGTATGCTGTTCGGATTGGGTATAAGAATGAAATAAGATATCCAAGTGCGTCATTCATATGATCAAATCCCTGTGTCTTGTCTGGCAGAACAGTCCCCTCTTTATATGTGTGTTTGCTAATGCTATTTAACAGATTCTTACACTTGGGATGGATGAATACCTGTCGCTCGCCCGATGCCGAACACAACTTGGCGTTGACGGAATTGATCCTGTCCCTGACCGCCATGTGCCTTGGTGGCACCTTGCAGATGAAACCTGCGTTTTGTAGTATGGAAAGATCAGTTTTACCACCCGCTGATGTCTTCCTTTGCCTTGATGCCGGATCTGGATAACAGAATATCTTCTTGCCAGGATATCGCCTGTGTATCTCCTGACACAATTCATCTGTGTTTGAACTCCATATCTGTATCTCATCAAAGATGTAAACGATGCCATTGTCGATATAACTGACAACAGCCGCCATCGGGTCCAGGTTGAAATCGCAGGACACGTGGATCACGTTGGTGTCTAGAGGCACGTCAAAGTGTTTGACGTTTTCACTCATTGAGAAACCGTAGTAGATTATGCCTGAATATGTCTCCCAGGTTGCTTGGTATTCCTGCCTGAATGTCTTGGCATCAAGATCCCTCTTGGCCTGTTCTATCTCGCCAGCATCAACGAAACCACCGTCAATGGTGGTGAACAGATAACTGCTCCAATCCTTTTCTGATGGATCCTGTCCCCTCTGGTAGAGGTCGTGGAACCAGTTCATGCCTTTGGGTGTGCCAGCGAACATGGCCACTCCTTTGGTGTCTGAAAGAGTGGGCCTAAGCACCTCCGTCCAGGCAGTCTCTTCGATGTCTGCACACTCGTCTAACACGATGAAGTCTATACCTACACCCCTCAATGAGTCCTTGTTGTCAGCACCCCTTAGGCATATCCTTGATCCGTTCTTGAGTTCTATTGTGAGTTCCGCCTCGTTGATCTTCTTGATCCAACGTAGGTCTTTGAGAATTTCTTTGAGTTTGACCCAACATATTTGTTTGGCCTGTCTGTAGGAATTCGTTACGAACCAGCAAACACGTCCTGGTATCCTGGCGTGATAACACAGTTCCCTGATGGCCAAAGTGGTCTTACCAAATCTCCTGCCAGTGACCAACACACGGAAACGTGCCTTGTCGTCCGCCACTTGCCTCTGCGGTTTTGATAATTGCATATCAGTAATTATTATCGGTGTTGGCTAGGCGATTTTTTCAAGTATGAGATCAAATTCACCGCCCATTGCTGTGGCCACTGAGCCCATCTTGCCTCTGAGTTCTATGTCTGTCATCTCACCAAACACCAAAGGCACTGTGTATGTGATGTTGATCTTTTCACCTGATGATGTCCATTGTCCCTTGACATTGAATATTTCTGTGTCAGTGTTTCGCTTGGCCAACAGTCTCAGCCTTGAATCCCTGTCTTTCTTTTCCACAGTTGCTGTCACTCTAGTTAGATATGCCCTATAGTTTCTTGGCACTGTGTAGACACACATCAGGGTCTGTCCGGCACCTGCCGACAGATAGGCCACTGTGGTGTCTGTTGAATCTGCTTGTGTGTGTATGGCATTGATGGTGTCAACATTGACAGTGCCCGTGTTGGCGGTCAACAGTTCCATCCTGTATACCCTTCTGAATTGTTGTGTGCCCCTGGCTCCACCTATGGTGAGTGTTTCTTGGGTGATGTCCCAATTGGCGTCTAATCCTTGAACAAGGACTGTGCCACCATTGTCATCAGAGTCATCCGCTGTGAGTTGCACCGTGCCTGCCGTGGCAGGATATGAATAATTGGCGGAACCTTCCCATATGGTCTCATAGGCAGTGCCCACTGATTCATTGAATCCAAACTTGTTGATAGATGAGAGGTCATCCTTGTAATCACCTCTGGCTATGCCGATGTTTCTCTGTATGTCGTTGTTGGCGTGTCTTAGATCTCTAATGCTGGGCATCTATTTGTCCTCCCAAGGTAGTGGTGCCGTTGATTCCTCGTCAGTTGGTGAATCCTGTTGTCCCAACCAATTTTTTCCTAAAAACATAAGCATCCTTGCGTCTCCGGCCAATGCCTTCTCGAACTGAGCACGTCTCAGGCTCTTCTTACCTTCTGCCTTGCCCTTCTCTATGAGGTTCTTGAATCTCTTCTGTAGTGTTGTGACTGAAGTGCCAACGCAGTCTGCTATCTCTTCATAGGTGCAGTGCATTGATGCCAGTTTGAATATCAAGTCGTGATCCAGTTTGTATGATTTCTTCTGTGCGTCCATTATAGGTGTTTCTCCCCGATCACTATCCTGAATCTTCTTGCGTCAGTGTCTCCGTTGCCAGTGGTTATGGTCAGGTCCACGTTATACACGTTGCCTGTCGTGCCGCCTGACAGCCTTATTGACACCACGGCACCCGCCGCGGTCACGTCAGTGGCCTCGTTGGTTGGGAATGTCAGTGGTGAACTGTCTCCCGTGATTGATTCTATGCTGACCGATGTGGTGGCTATGTTGTCTCCGGAGTTGAGGTAGTCCGTGAAGTCCACGCCATACTGTATGTTGGCTGATGGGTGCTTGTCGATGTATGCTCCCTGGTTGTCTCTTTTAAATCCTGTTAGGTTTGCCATTAAGTCTCCTGTCTTACCCTTGGTATAGAGGTCCTGTCAGTGAAACCTGGTCTGGATATCTTGTAATTTCTCGTTTCCTGCTTCACTTGGATCGCCCTCGTTTCTGTGATAACTCTATTTACACGAGTTTCAGCCAGAACTTGTATTGTGTTATTTTCCACAGGCACCATTATGGTCCTGATCTCCTGTGCTACCCGTATGGTGTTGAACGGATCTGGCAGTGATATCAGCCTACCAACCGTGATCTTGCTGTAGAGTGCGGTCAGTGAGGTTGATCCCACCGCCACGTTGTAGTTGGCATCCGCCTGCTGTTCAAATGCTGGTGACAAGGTCTTTGTGATGTCAAAAACTGTGGTGGCGTTGCCTGAAACCGTCACCCTGCCGGTGTATTCTACCACCGTTGACCTGCTGGTGAAGTTGGCGTTGACGGACGTGGTGTTTATGGCCGTGAACTGCTGTGCCTGGTTGCTGACTGACACACCCCTGAATCTTGAAACGGAACCGGTCTGTGCGAACGCGGCCTCCATGGAGGCAGGTGCCGCCGTGATGTAGTTGGCATCCACTGCCATGGTGGACACCGTAGGTGGTGTTATGACATCACCCCTTAATCTGTTGAACGACAGTGACGAATTGGCAAATGCGGTTATCGATGCTGTGGCATTGACCAGGAATCCACCAGTGGCCTTGGTTATCGTTGATCTGATGAAGAAGTCATCCAGGTAGTCCCACTTGTAGTCCGAGAAATCATCCCAGGTCCTGTCTATGAAGTCTGATTCCGCATAGGTGTTCCAGGTGGCATCCGGCATGTGGCCAATGTCCGTGACAACCGCACGTAGGAACCGCGGAGTGAAAGCACGGAAGGTCCGCAACACAGCGAAGTCAAAATCTAGTCGGCCTGTGACGTTGACCTGTGTGTCAGTGCTTAATGCTATGGGATCAGTGTCCCTGAACCTTTCATAGGTGACCGACAGCGTGAATTCACTGGAGACGTCGGCGTTGATCTTGAACACCGTTCCCACTGCCGAGACCGTGGATGTGGTGATTAGGTCAAGTGCGTTGTTGACGTAGTCGGCCTCGAAATAGGTCTGTGGTGTGGCGTAGTCGCCCTGTGAGGGCGTGGGTCGGGTGTAGTCCTCTGGCGTGTGATAGGTCTGATCGACGAATATGTCGTCTGATATTCCTATGCCCTTGAGAGCCATTGGACTTCCTCCGATCTAGATTAGGCTAGGCTAATCTGTAGGTTCGTGTCTGATATTTGGAATGTGTCTCCGTTTAGGATCTCTTTTGGATTGTCCAGTTGTCCATAGAACAACACGTTGCCCGACGTTGAAGCATCCATCACAGCGATACAGGTCACTGTTGATCCTGATCCAGCCGAGTTGGTGTAGTTCGAACCCGCTGTTGGGAATGTGACGTTGCCTGAGTTGGTTGCTGATCCACCTGATGCCGTGTTGAAGTTCACCGCAGTCCTGGTGTAGTTGGAAGCCGATGAGTCCGTCCCGTAAGATGTGATCTCGTATTCACCCCAGTTGGCCGCACCCTGTCCGGATGTGCCTGATTCCAATGCCGCCAACACCGTAGACGCCGTGCCCGAGAACAGGGCGATGTGTAGTGTGGTAGATGGAGTGTAGTCCCTAGAACCCTCGCCGAGGATGTGATCTAGGATCTCGTTTTCTAAGTAGTTTGATGCCGCTGACATAATTTTGTCTCCTTGGTTGTAATATTACAATGATATTTATTAGATGTCTGAACGAGTTATCTCTAGGATAACGTCTGCGGTCACTGTCATTGGAGTGGTTCCACCACCATTGGCAAACAAAAGGATAGCCATATCAGGATTGCTGGTTGGTGTCTCGCCTGGATTACGGTCCGTGGCGTAGAATCTGTAATCACCTATATCACTACCAGTAAATCCAAAACGCCAATCTTGCACACCATCATTGGGCACGTCGCCTGGCTGTTTCTCTGTGGTGTGTTTGGGTGAGCCACTCAAAGGCGTCACATTGGTTTGATTTATCACCGCTCCGCTACCACCTATGGTCAGTGCCTGTGCCTGGATATTGAAATTGAAATAACTGTCGTCGCTGGTCCACCCACCTTGTATGGTTGAAAGTTTGATCCTGTATTCTGCCATTCCATTTGTGTATGTGTCTCTGGTTTTCCTTAGACTGAATCCTGTGGTGTATCCGGTGTTGCCTATGAAGTTGTGCGGATCCTGTAGCACCAGTATGTCGTTGGGCCAATCCCAATAGGTATCTCCACTCAATGTCTTTGAGCCGGTTATCTTGAGTAGGCACTGCTTGGTTGAATCGAAATCCACACCAGCACCTGTCTGGTCTGCCAATCTCCTGCCCAAGGTCATTATTGGAATGCCCTGGCCAAGGTGCCCAATGTCCTCGAGCCATCATACAGTATCACCACCATGTCGGTGAATCCACTGTTGGTTGATAGTGTCCTCTGTGCCAGTGGGAACGCGATGGATCCGGTGTCGCTGGTGAACGTGCCGGTCCTTGATCCCGTGCCATCCTGCGTGATTATCAGTGTCACTGACTGCCCCTCCGTTAGATTGGTCAGCGAGAACGTGGCGTCGTGTGCCAGTGTGACCTTGTGTATGGATGCAGTGTCGCAGTCAACCGTGATTGATGTGGAACTGGTCAGTGTGTTGACCTTCTCCTTGTAGGTGTTGTCGAAGTTGATTATGCTCTTGGTCGTGATGTAGCCCGAACCGTTGGCGATCAGGTTTAGGTCATCGTTGCTACGGTTTGATTTGATGTTGTTGTCCTCTATGGCTATGCCATCGGTCTCTATGATGTCCGTGAGTTCGAACCTGGCGTTGCCGGAATCATACTTGAGGAACTGCTTGTCCTGTGGTGAAGAGATGTTGAACATGTCAATGATGTCATTGGTGTTGTCAACGTTCTGTTTGATCTCTGGTCTTGCCAGTCGTGGTTTGTCCGTGCCCGAATCAAGGTGATTCGTGGTGGCCTTTGAGCCTGAGGGCCAAGTGGTCATTGCGGTGTCCTCCTAATAAGCAATATTTAACTGAATGCTATTGTTTGGTTGGTTGTTCCGCTGTCGCCTTGACTTCTTTTGGTTCCTGTTGCTGTATCTCTTGGATCAGTTTCTCGTGCAGTTGTCCTATCGTGGTCATCTCGGCGGCACCGAACAGACCTTTCCTGGAACTGACATCGATCAACTGTGCAAGGATCTTTAGATCATTTAAGTTTAACATACGGTTATTATATAATAGGTTTTGTGTTTGTGTCAACCTTATTCTGACTCTATGAAGGTTTCGCCTGTTATCTCTTCCAGTCTACGGATCATTCGTTCCATGTTGACCCTAACAGTCTTGCCAGTCTTGCTGTTGACCGAGTAGTATTCCCAATCACCAGCCGTGTTGTGCGGTGATATCTTGGTCACGTTGCCGGCCTCATCCTTCACATACACCTCTGAGCTCGATGCGTCGTCTTTGGCATATATCCAACTGAAGTCCGCACCGTGCGTGGGATCACCTGACTGGTTGTCCAATCTGATGGCACCCATCCTGGATGATGCCGTGGCATCCGTTGAATAGAATGCGTAAGCGTTGGTGACGGTGGCATTACCATTGTTGGCTGAAACGTGGAATCCATAACTGTTGGTGATGGTCGTGACACCCGTGCCCCCAGATGCGTGGTAGGCTTCTGGGTTCCACCTGAAACCGTAGTCGTTGGTGATGTTGATGTCACCCGTGCCGTTCCTCTCGTGGAAGTTTGCGGCCATGTTACCTACGGCCTCCACTATGGTGATTGCACCCGATGTGCCAGTGAAGTCCGCGACTGATGCCGAGCTCTCCACACCCCTGACGCTGTTTATGGTCACGTCCGTGCTGGTGCCGTTTAGGACTGCCCCGTATATCTGGGCACCCAGTGGTCCCCTGAATTTGTTGGTGTTGGTGTAGTTGAAGCCAGCCAGGTCCACCACGGAGCCAATGAGTGCGGCCCTGGGTCTGAAATTTGAGTTGGTGCTGGAAGCGGTGATCTTGGTGCCCATGTAAATGCCATGGCCCAGTTCACGATCTGTCAGGTCGTTGGGGTTGACTGACAGGTCCTCGTAGGTCAGTGCGTTGCCCTTGATCCTGTTTGGGTTGCCGAACAGGTCGGCCCAGTAGGCCGTGTCCTCCAGCTTGACGTCACCCAGGTTGACCCTGCCCGTTCCGTTGGCCTGGATGTATAGGTTGTCATTTGACCTGTTGGTGGTTATGTGGTTGTCCGTTATTGACACTGCTTGTGTCTGTATGTCTCCGAACACTGAAAGTGAGTTTGATGCGTCATAGAACGCGTAGTTTGTGCCAACACCCCCCGTTGATGAAGCCACGTAGTAACCGTATGAATTGGTTATGGTTCCACCCGCACCGTCGTTGCCGGGCTGTGCGTGATACAGATAATGATTGGTTATGGTGTCATTGGTGTCAACATAAGCCCCTGACAAGAAACCCTTGGCATTGGTGAAAGTGAAGTTGCCGGTGCCACCCGCTGAATATATTTCCATGATTGACCTGACACCCACCGCTTCGGTGATTGTGAGATTACCTTCCGCATATCCAGATTCACCCCAAGCGGAAACGAAGAATTCTGCCGCGTTGGATGGGTAGAGTGTGCTGGCAGTGGCACTGCTGTTGACCACGTTGGTGCCAAAACTTGCGGCCTTTGGACCCCTCGATAATGAGGCCTGTGTGAAACTGTAGCCGGCCATGTCCATGCTGTTGGCCAGGTTCAGGGTCCTCTGTCTGAAATTTGTGTTTGAGGCACTGGATCCCGACAGAGTGGTGTTCTGTGAGATACCCAACACGTAGTTACGTGCCGCGGTGTTGGCATCAACCGTTTCAATACTGCTGACCCCAAGCGTCTTGACCACCCCGTTTGGATTACCGTAATATGTATTGTATAATGCGTTGTTCCAGAAGTCCGAACCGTCCGTGGATATACCAATACGTCCTGTGCCGTTGGCTGACAGACGCAGGTCATCGTTTGACCTGTTGGTGGTGATCACGTTGTCCGCTATGGTCACACCGTCCAGTGCCGCTGATCCGGTCAATGTTAATGTGCTACCATCGAATGTGAGGTTGGCCTCACCATCCAGTTCCGTGGTGGTTGATCCGATTGAGACCAATCTGTTCTCTGCCTGGTTGTTGAGTGCGGTGATCGTGCCACCTCCACCTCCACCCACTGAGTCAGCGTAGGCCTTGACGGCCGCTGATGTTGGGATGGTGGTGTCGTTGTTGTTTGAGGCTATGGTGTCAGCCGCAGTGACCAATGTGGCCGCGGCGATGTCCGCCGTCTCGATGTTTGAGATTGAGTTGCCAGTGCCATTGGCGTCGAAAGTCTTGTTGGTCAAAGTGTCAGTGCTTGAAGCAGTGATGTAAGATCCTAGGTCTGATATGTCTGATTCCGTGATCGTTATGGTGTTGTTGGCCGTGTCAATGGTCTTGT